ACAAGCCGACTACGGCTTTTCTATTTGAGGAGAGATAATGTACACGAAACAGGTCTCGCTCCCTGAAGCGGAGCCAATCACCCGAGACGAGGCGAAGCAGTTCTGCCGTAAGGATTCCGATTTCACAGCGGACGATAATCTGTTCGATTTGTTGATCAAATCCGCTCGGACTCACGCAGAGAATCTGACCGGGTTAGCGTTGGCCCGTAAGTCATACGTCCTCTATCTGGATGAGTTCCCAACGTTTCCGTTTGTCGGCTCAGCCTATGCTCCGTTGTTCGGGACATTCCCGTTCTACTTCGGCTATGGCCCAGCCACCAATTACCCGGTAGCCTCTCCCTTCAGAGAGACGGACCGTCTGCCGTTCGTGATTCCTATCACACATGTTCCTGTCGTGGAAGTGACGAAAATCGTCTACGTCCAACAGGATGGCACCGAGGCGACGCTCCTACCGGGTACTGATTTCGCTGTGGACTTGGGCAGCCAGCCTGCTCGAGTTGATCCTCTACCGGGCGGGCGGTGGCCTATCGGCATCATCGCTCTGTCCAACGTCCGTGTGTTCTACGTCGCAGGCTACTCCGCGGACGACACCGAGATCACGGACGTCCTGTTCTACGACAACCAGAGTCCACCGCAACCTCTCAAGAACCAAGTATCCGAGTTCAAATTCGCGAGCGGCATCCCGGCTGATCTTAAGCTCGCAATGCTGATGATGGTCGCGGACGCATACGCGAATCGCGAGATCAGCGTGGCAGGCGCGGTGGGCCGGGTGGACACCTACGACAACATCATCATGGCGAACCGCGAGTGGGACTTCAGCGCACCGAGAGGATAAATGCTACCGAGAAAGCTCAGCACAGGGAACAGCATACAACCCGCTGGCGCGAAAGAGTTCAAGATCAACATTCTCTACGGCGAGCCTTGGGTTGACGCATCGGGTGCGCCCATCGATCCAGCGACCCTCTCACCGCCACAGACCAACGTCTTCGCCACGAACATCTGGGCCAGCATCAAGGTACTCCAGGGACGCGAGTTGGACCGGGCACAGCGTGTAGTCGCCGAGGTCACACACGACGTTTGCATCAACTACCGGGCGGGCGTCAAATCCGGAATGCTCGTACAGTTTCGCGACCGCACGTTCCGTGTGATGGACTTCCAGGACTATGACGAGAACCGAGTGAACCTCCACTTGTTTTGCGTGGAGCACAAGGACGGAGTGGAGTAATGGCTGAAGGATTTGTCAAAGTCGAGATTCTTGGCTTGCCGGAGCTAGAGAAAACCCTCACGGACGAGGGACCGAAGATGGCGAAGCGGTGGCTCCGTCAGATGGAGCGCAAGGCGGGCAAGATCTGGCAGGAAGAAATCGAGGCTCGCGCACCCAAGGGGGAGACCGGGTTCCTCGCCGACAACATCAAGATCAAGACCCATTACGAGAGAAGCGACCAAGAAATGGTCATGCAAGTGGGTCCTACATCCGAAGCCTACTATGGATTGTTCCAGGAGTTCGGTACTAGGGATGTGGAAGGCACCGACAAGAACGGCAAGCATTTCCACCACCCGGCGCAGGCGGCCCAGCCATTCATGCGGCCCGCGTACGAGAGCAAGAAGGACGAGGTGCTAGAGGCATTTGTATCTGAAGCACGCGACCGACTAGAGGACATGAAACAGCAATGAGCATAGAGAAGGGCATCTACCAGAAACTAGCCTCCGAGACCAGCGTCACCGATTTCCTGGGGACCCAGCGGAATGGCGCACCGTGCATCTTTTGGAGTCTACAACCCCAGGGCACGACGTTACCTGCGTTGGTGCTCACGGTCGTCTACACGAGCGATGTTTATTCCGTGCAGGGAGCCTCCGGCTTCCGTATCAAGCGGGTACAATTCGACTCCTACGCGATCAACCCCTACGACTCCGTCGCGATCTCGGACGCAGTGCGCAGGGTGTTCCAGAGTTTCCAGGGCAGTCTTCCTGACGACGATTCCACGTATGTCCAGGGATGTATCGTACAGAACGACATGGACTTCCCGGTTGAGATGACTGGCGTCAAAGGTCCTGCGGTGTATCGCCGACTCTTGGAGGTCAACTTCCAGTATTGGGACACGGCTGTGCCACCGACCACTCCGACGGTTCGTATCCCTGATATTGATGGCGGTGGTTTCTAATGCCCCTCTATCACATTCGCGTCAAGCGCGGCTTGCGAGCTAACCTACCCTCCGAGGGCGGACTCGGTGAGTTGTTCTTCGCGACCGACACCCATGAACTGTTTGTGGGCGAAGGCGCGGGCCATCCGCTCGCGGCTGTTGGAGGCGGAGGTACGGATGATGATTCCGGATACCTTCTGCTGTCTGGTGGAACTATCAGCGGCGACCTGACCTTGCAGGGTGCTCTCCTGGACACAGTCAATCGCTCCGGAAACCCTGGTGAGTTCCTGGGTTCCACCGGCGACAACGTTCAGTGGCTTACTCCAAGCGGAGGAAGTCCAGGTGGGTCTAACAGCCAACTTCAATACAAGAACAATTCGGCTTTCGCCGGAGTGTCTGGCTCCACTGTGACTGGCTACGGACAGGTGTTCCTAGCACCGGGTCCGAATACCAGCGGTCCCGGCTTATACGTGCTCGGTGAGGGTGGTGGAGGACAACCGATTGCCCAGTTCGCCACATTCAATAACAATCCAGTCTTATCGATCTTTCAATCCGGCAGCAATGATGGCAGGATACAGATCCATTTCGGTCTTGCCGATAGTGTTGCTGGAAGTACAGGCACCAGCGGCCAACTCCTGTCCTCTACTGTAGATGGAGTTGCTTGGATCGATCCTGCATACCTCCCACTGACGGGCGGAACCCTTTCGGGAAGTATCGTCTGGGGCGACAACTCGGCTCTTTTCTACAACGGAGACGGTGGGTTTCTCGAGTTCACCAGCAACAACATTCAACTCCAAGGAAATCTGGGCATTGCTGCGGCCCAAGCTATTCACTTCAATGGTGTTAACGACGCCAACTGGCAGATGGGGATCAACCTCAACTCCTGGGCACCCCAGCACATCGCCAACAACGTCCTGAAGATTCTGTATCCAACGGGCAGTAATGATGGCATGGCAATCGGCTCCCAACTAGGGGGATACGGCGCGGTCATGGAGTTCGACACCAACGGCAAGGTCTGGATCAACGGCGAGTTGGCTGTGGCTGGAAACATCGCTCTCAACGGAACCGTCACGGCTCCTTCTGGAGTGATCATCCCCGGCGCACTGTATGACACGAACAATCAAGCCGGGACTCCTGGTCAGATCCTGTCTGCCTCTGGTGGAACAATCACTTGGATCGATCCTCCCGTTTCAGCATCCACTCCCATCTTCTTGAATAATGCGGCGGCTATCGCGGGCGGGTTGGTTGCAGGGCAAGCCTACCGTACAGGTACTGATCCAGACGTTCTCTGTATCGTTCACTAAAAAACCCAGTATTGAACTGAGTGGGGCAACACTACACATACACATACTTTGACGAGAATCAAGTTCCCTACTATGTGGGCGAAGGTTCTCGTAGAAGGTTTCTCGATAAACACCGAGTCCCTCCTCCCGCTCACGTCACCAAGATATTCTTCAACACAAAGGAAGAAGCACAGGCCGAAGAGATGCGCTTGATTGCCCTGTACGGTCGCAAAGACTTAGGTCTTGGAACTCTTCTGAATCTAACGGATGGCGGTCCCGGCACCAAAAACCCTTGGTCTGGACATCGTCAGGCTATGCGAGAGGCTGGCCGCAAGGCGGTGGAATCCGGACGTTTAGCTACTGTTGCGGCTTCCGGTGGAAGGGTTTCTGGACCAAAAACCGGACCTCTCCTTGGCCGTAAGAATGTAGAGAGTGGGCAAATCCAAGCTCTTGGCCGTAGGAATGTTGAGAGTGGTCATCTGGACCGCATCCGCAGTTTTGAAGCGCAGAGCAGAGGAGGCCGCAAGAGAGGTCCGATCCTCGCTCGTGAAAATGTTGCATCCGGATTTGCTTCGGCTCTTGGCCGCAGAAACGCGGAAAGCGGCGTGTTAGACAAGGCTCGCCATACCCGCTGGCATGTGAATCGCGGCATCTCCTCTCCCTCGTGTTCTCTCTGTAATCCTTAACTTTCGGACCCTTTAGTAGCTAGGCCAGTAAGACAGATATACAGGAGCGCAAGCTCTAAGGGAGATTTACAGATATGAGCGGACCGTCACAGGCATTTTCGGGTTACGGGTTGGAACTGCAGAAGGGCACTGGAGTGTTCTCCGGGTCCCCGGCAGTTGAAACATTTGACACCATCGCGGAAATTCAGCAGGTCGCCTTCACCGGCAGCAAGGTGGATTTGGCGGATGTGACCAACGTCGCGTCACCGAACCGTCGTCGTGAGTACATCGCGACCCTGATCGACTCGGGCGAGCTGACTTTCACCGCAAACTTTATCCCCGGCGATTCGACCCAGGCGGGTCTTCGCACCACGATGGACGCGGCTGAGGCTGTTAACTGGCAGGTCGTTCTGCCCAATAGCTTGGGCACCCTGTCGTTCGCGGGTATCCTCACCTCTTTGGACCGCAACCTGGACTTCTCTAAAGAAGCCAAGTTGTCGGCCAAGATCAAGATCACTGGTCCGATCACGGAAGTTTACAGCTAAAACTGTTCTCTCCCTCCTAGTTGATTGAGGCGGCGGGCCGTGGTGAAGAGCCACGGTTCCGCCATCCTCCGGCTTCCCCAGCCGATGTTGTATCTCCCAGTATCTACTCCCGACACATTTCAGGAGGTTTTCCTTTATGGAAACCACATTACAGGCGGCTGTGCTGCCTATCACCAAGATCGTTGTGAAGTCCTTGGACGACGCGGGTAAAGAGGTCGCCAAGGAGTACAAGCTGGTTCTGGATTACAACGCGATTGCGCGGGCTGAGACCGTTGTTGGCCGCGACTTGTCGAAGACCGTGAATTGGATGGGACTCACAGGCGTGCAGTTGAGTGCCATTGTTTGGTCGGCACTTGGGCGGTTTCATCCCGAGGTCACGCTGGAGGAATGCCGTAGTTGGCTCGCTCCGGCCCAGCAAGGCCAGCTGTTCGAATTGCTTATCGAGCAGTGCTATCCGGGCATTCTAGACCGTATCCAGACGGCCATGGAAGAGGCGAAGGCCACGGGGGAATCCCAGCCAAACGCTCCCACAAAGGAGTAACTCTAGAGGAGTTACCCCAGGGTTGGCGGAATCTGTG